ATGTGGTGATTTCTGTTGGCTCTCACAAAAATCCTTAAACTTTTTAGCAAGATGTTTGTTCACATATATAGGCTTTCTTCCGTTTCTTTCACTTAGAATACGATCATCAAACTCATATAAATTCATAGCTACCTCATAGTTAAAGAGAAACTTCTATTGAATAATCTCCTATTTTATTACCCTTGGCATCTGTTCCATAAACCATCTGTAGTTCAAGATCAATAAAGTGTTTGGCCTTTAACAAGTCAGTCACCCTATCCTGTTTCTCTCCTTTACTTCTGGTTATATATTTTAAACAACTACCTAAGTTATAAGACAGGTTGTTAGCATATATATAATCTATAGGTTGTATCTTGGATTGCTTGTAATGCGTTCCAGCTACTTGGTTATTGGTTGCAAGCCTATCTATTGCTTGATCCCATTCCTCTTCAGTTCCTAAGTTAGTATGTGCGTATACTGTTTTATTCATCATTAATTTCTCCCAAATTTTATTAAAATATTACTTGATAATTAGTAATAATGGTTTATTATAAACAAAAATATTAATAAAAGGGAAATTTATGGAAATATTAGAAAAGAATTTTGACATATCAAATACCATAGAGGTTGACGAACTAGCAGAGAGATGGGGAGTCAGCAAGAAAACAATCGACAATAGACGCTATAGAGGACAAGGTCCTAGCTATTTTAAGATTGGCGGTAAGATTAAATACGATCTTGATGATGTGAAAAGAATGGAAAACGACTCTTATATTTCTGTCCATGGCGCACGCTAAACTTTCACCTTCAGCAGCAAAGATATGGATGGCTTGTCCTGGCATGCCACAACTCTTAGCGAGCATGCAGGTTGAATATAAAGTAGGCATACCAGCAGCGACAGGTACATTGATTCACGAAATGGTAGAGACACTACTTAAAGGTAGATTAAATAATCTTACTTTAGAAGAATACTATTTAGACACAACACATCATGTAGAGGACTTTGACATTACAGTAGACCAAGAGATGATTGATTGTGCTAACACTTATGTAGATTATATAGACAAGAGAATGATGGAGCTTGATGTTGCAAGACCATTAATAGAAGAAAAAGTTAATATGCCAGAAATACATGCAGACTTATGGGGTACAGCAGATGCAATACTCATTGGTAAAGACATGATAGAGATAATAGATCTCAAATCTGGTAAGTGGGCAGTAGAAGCAGACAACCCACAAATGCGTATCTATGCACTAGGTGCATTATCAAGATACGGAGATGACTGCACAGTTCAGATGACCATAGTACAACCAAGAGGTTGGCACAAGGATGGTCCAATTAGATCATATTCCATATCAGCTATTAACTTAGTTGAATGGGCCTATGAAACTTTAAAGCCAGCTGCTGAAGCTTGCTTTGAGGAGATACCCACATACAACTATAGCAAAGACGGATGCCGTTGGTGTAATGCTAAAGATGCTTGTGATACATATAAACAAAACCAAAAGGGAGACTAAAATGGTAGAAGAAAATAAAACTGAAAATGTTGATGAACCAACAATAAAGTTTGCGGATGATGGCAAGGAACATAAGATAAATGAAATGCCAGACAATGCAAAAGAGTTGATGGCTCGTTGGCAGGAGAAGAAACAAATCAGAGATGAGTTTATTATTAAAGCCAACAATGACATTGATGACTTAAATACTTTACTTGGTTCTTATGAGGCTCGTATGAAAAACATATTAGAGCCAGCAGAAGATGAACCTAAGATTGAGGTGCAATAATGTCGTTAGCTAATATTAGGCAAAAGGCAAAACTTAAACCACCAATCATAGTTTTATATGGTCCTGGTGGAATTGGTAAAACATCTTTTGGCGCAACAATGAACAAACCAATCATAGTGCAAGCAGAAGATGGCATTGGTAAGATTGAGTGTCCTCACTTTCCTGTAGCTAAAACATATACAGAATTAGAGGGAAACTTAAAGTCTTTAATAGAAGAAGATAGCGAATTTAAAACTGTCATTGTAGATAGTTTAGATTGGTTAGAAACTTTAATGCACGATTATGTTTGTGAAAAGAATGGTTGGCCAGATATCAGCTCACCAGCATACGGAAAAGGCTATGCCGCTTGTTTAGAGGTATGGAAAGAGTATCTTGCTTTACTAAATCAGTTGCGAGACAAAGGCTTTACTGTCTTACAGATTGCACATAATGAAGTAAGAAGATATGAAGATCCATCAAGCGAACCCCATGATCGGCACCAAATTAAGTTGCACAGAAAAGCCGCTGATCTAGTCATAGAACACAGCGACGCGGTATTCTTTGCTAATTACAAGATAGGTACTATCCAAGTAAAAGGTAAAGGCGGTGGCATGACTACTAAACTAAAGCAAGGAGACAGGACTATCTTTACACAAGAGACACCAGGCTTCCAAGCTAAGAATAGATTTGGTCTTGATAGTGAGATGCCGTTTGATTGGCAAACTATCAGGGAGCAGATGTTGAAGTGATTGATACAAAAGAACTTAACGAACACTTTTGCGATGATGATGAGCCGCAATACGATGAGGATGGATATTGTCGTCATTGTGGAGCAAAAGAGGATGAGTGTTCACAATATAAATGTTGGATTTAAAAAGGAGTAAAAAATGGATTTAACAAATTTTAATGTAGATGCCTCTAACGAAGGCAAGTCGGCAGTTGAGCCAGGTAGACATGTTCTGCATTGGCAAGGCGAAGAAGAAGCCTTAGTAGAAGGTAGAAACGGATGGCGTGGGTGCAAGATGTATTTTGAGATTGATGGTAGTAGCATCAGATTGAATCATACATTTACTGTTGGCCACGATAATCCTAAGTATGTGGATAGTGGCGTTAAGTCAATGCTACTTATGGCGCAAGCGATGGGATTGAAAGAACCACCAAAAGATACATCTACTGCCTTTATGGGTAAAAGTGTATCAGCTGAATTAGTTAAAGATGACAATGGTTATCTAAAAATTAATGAAGATTGGGGTAAGACTTGGCAACCTACTAATAAAAAGCCAGAGCCTGTTGACGATAGTATTAAAACAGGACCATCGGAATCTGATTTAGCAGCAATGGGAAGTACCTCTGTTGATGATGATGATGACGCACCATTTTAATTTTGATGGTAATAATAGGCCTACGCTGTGTGCATATTGTAAAGCACCAGCTGGGCCGTTTTTAAGAAAAGATGGAGAACACTGGCTTGGAGCGTGCTGTATGGCTCATTTAAAAAAGATTGGGGAGGGAGAAAGACTACCCAACAAAGCACAACTGAATGATACAGGGATTGAATATTCCATAGCACAAACCAAAGATATTTATTTAGAACTAGCAGGAAAGGAAGATCAGAAACCATTGCATAAATGGGACAGAAATAACAGGAAAAGGATCTTCACAACTATTGTTAGGGAATATCTAAACTGGGCGAATGTGCAAGCGCAGTTAGATGATGAGAGAGCTGCAAATGGATTTAACAAAGTACCTGAAAAAGGACATACTCTATAACGATCTTGGTTTCAGTACAGGTAAGAGTACACATGATTTAATAAACGAGATGCAAGCACAGGGATTGCTTGTAGACTTCTTAGAAATTACTGGCGAGATAATACGAGTACCAGTAAAAGCAATAGGTGGTAAACCAGATACAGGCGGTCAGAAGTCTGGGTATTATGCTGTCAACCAGGTAGGCGGACACATGTTCTGCACTTATGGTAATTGGAAAACTGGTTTTGAGGGCAAGTGGTCAAGCATAGATACTAACCAACTAAGTATTGTAGATAGACAAGAACTACAAAAACAAATGGAAGAGGCTAGTGCTAAGTCGCGTGCAGAAAGGAAGCAAAGACAAGATGAAGTTGCAGTTGAAATGCAAGAAAAGTTTAAGATTTGCCACGAAGCCATCGACCATGAATATCTCACGAATAAAAAAGTTAAAAGTTATGGGTTGAAGCAATTAAATGGTAGGTTAATTGTTCCTGTATATAATACTACAGGACAGATTCGTTCTCTACAGTACATAGA